AGCAGCAGGTGGATTACCTGATGTAACAGCTAAATCTGACCACATATCAGCTCCAGTAGCTGCACTTGGTGTTTTACGCCAACGGTAGTTTCTAACCTTACCGTCTAGTTCAGCTTGTATAACTTCGCCTATTGATTTAAAACTCATAGTTTAACTTTACCTTTTCCTTCAACAGTAGAGTTCATATCTGTTGTAATAGCAGATGGTATTTCATCATACTTTTTAAAACCAAAAAAAGATAAGAATTTCTCCCATCTTGTTTTAGGTTGTACTGTTACTTTCCTAGTACATTTACATGTCCTGTGAATGTGTTCATCAATAACACAAGCAGGAGCACCACATTGTTTACATTTATACATAATGCAAATATAATTAATCTTCAGTTACTTGCAAAGCACCTATAGCAAACTGTGGTTGAATACCAGAAGATACTGAACGAGAAGCTGTTAAAGCTCCGCTGTAAAGTACCTTACCTGTACCTGATGTTGCAGTACCTATAGAAACATAGGTAATAGTTTCAGAGCCACCAGTACATTCAGGGAACTGAATCAGTGCAGCATTGCTAGCTGTATTACCTGATACTGTCCAACCTGAACCTGAACGAGCCACAGCTACACGAGCATAACTTGTATAAGCGCACTCACTAGTAGTCTGTGAACCACCTTCACCTGGGTCAGCTGTATGTAATGCAACATACAAGTTAGTCAAAGGAGACGAACCTGCATTATCTGCTATATTAGCAATAGCTGTTGCATTAAAAATAAGCAGCAGCCAATCATTTTCAAAAGTATTACCTTTACTCATAATATATCTATTGTTGTTAAATTATTGTCAACGTCATAACTAAACAACTTAGTATAATTAAATCCATCTAATTCTCTAGTAACATCTAATTCTGTTAGATTACCTGAGCTATAAGTGAACTCACTAGTACTTATTTTAACCGCTTTACTATTGTCTTTCCAAACCTCTTTTTTAATTAAGTCGTTATTCCCATTATATGTAAATTCAGAATAACCTCTTTTATTTAATAAAGACAATTCTAAGTCAATAGATTGCAGAACTTCTTGTACGTTATTACCACTAAGATTGTTATAATTATAAACTTCTTTTATTGTACTAGATTCTAATATACGTTCTAACCTACCTGATGGTAAGCCTTTATATCGCTTACCGTCATCAGCTGTATAAATACGATCCTTTACAGCCTTTGCTGTAGCATGTAATCGTTTTATATCTTCTGTACGCATATTATACCTTATCTATATTTACAAACGCTATAGCGTGCTTAAAATACCTTTTTCTTTTATATACACCATCACCGTTTGATTGGCTACCTTGTTCACCTGAAGATGTATTACCTTCAATAGAATAAAAAGAATCTTTATCAATTAATTCTGCAAAGATACCAACATGTTCAGGATTTGGATGCCCTTTAAAGTTAAAGAACACTATATCACCTGCTTGTGGATTTACAGTAATTGCTTTTTTCTTTTTAAAGTACTCTAACCCTGTACCACAGCCAGCAAACCCTTTACTGAATCCTATGTTACCAAGTGGCTTACCTGCTTTAGCAAATACCCATGAAACAAATATAGCACACCATGCTACACCATTCCATCCAAACCACTCTCCGTATTTTGTTTTATTAGTGCCTTTTGGATTCTCTGTTGTACCTATTTCAGCTTTAGCTGTATTAATTATAGTTTCTCTCATTAAGTAAGTTTTCTATAAACTGCTCCTGTACTTGTTATGTAATATAAAGACCCAGTAGGAAGATTTCCATCTGATTCAGCTGATGATGTATTAGTATAACCTGATAATCCTTCTGCAATAACATTATCTTGTAAATAAACTAAAGCAGGAATTAAAACAGTAGAGTAATCCGTTCCTCCTATTTGAATAGTACCTTCATCAACTAGAATTGCTTCTAGATAAGAAGCTAATGACTGTCCGTTATTAGAAGAAACTACTTGTTGTCCAATCAGAGTTTTCAAGGTTCTCCAATGTATGTGAAACTCCTTGTTTTTGACGAATATCTTTAATTCGTCAGTGTCTTTTAAATTAAATATTTCCACAGTGTTTAATGTTTTAGCCATGTTTTTATTTTAAATGTTTTAAATACTTCCTCAATAACCCAACCCATTAAATAAGCTTGGGATTCATCATTTTCTACATCATGATACATACCTCTAGACATAGATAGATGATTGACTATATGTTGGCATTCATGTCCTATGGTATTTATATTTATTCTATCTAAGTCAAATATAGCCCAGAACTGACTACCTAATCTTCTATTCTGAGTGGTAACTACTTGAGCAGATGCTTCAAATATTGAATACAACTCAAGATCTTCATCACCACTAAATGACCTGATTCTATCAAGTCCCTTATTCCATTCTACTTCTCCTTTTACTCCTATTACATGAAGTTTACTTTTTTTAGAACCTCCATATAAAGGAATATCAACTGCTCTGTAAATCATACTACATATTATTTAGTTCATCTTCTTTTCTATTAAATACTTTTAAAATGTATTTAACTACATCTTTACCTAAATAAGAACTGATATTTTCTAGCATTGATTTAAATTCAACTAATGCTATCGAACCCATAACTACTTTTAAAATAGGTACATCTATAATAGATATTTCAATTCCGTGTGAAATTGCAACTAACAACTGATATGTAAGCATCTTTGTTAAAACAGCAGAAAGTTTTCTAGATGTAATTGGTAATCCTAATTTCTTAGCTTTAAGCAATCCTGTTACAGTATCTCCTATAATAAGCAGACCTACAATAAACATTGATAAATATATAGGTGCAAAGAAAGCAGCTAAAAATCCAATTAATCCACCAGCATTAGCTAGTACAACAGTTTCAGCAGATGTAGCTGCATGCATTAAAGAGTCTTTCATATTCTATTGAGTGTTGTATTAAATGTATTAAAAGCTGTACGCCATGTTGAAATTGTTGTTTGGTCAAATCCTGCGGTACACATAAATAGTGAACCTACTACAGATGAAGAGTGATTTATAGCACTTCCACTACTATTTATAGCTCCTAAGTATATTGTTTGTGTTGAAGGTGCTGTACCTCCTGTAGCAGCATTTATAACAGTTGATTCTTTTACTAAAAAAGCATTTGAACCTAATTTACCAGCAGCTATAAAAGTAGCTGTACCTCCAGTTGTTGAAGGTGGACTAGTGGATGTAAATCCTCTTCCTTCCCACTGTGATATAGCAGATACTCGTGCAAACAAAGCAGATGTTGAACCTGTTGTAGAACCAAAAGCAGCTTTTGAGGCTCCACTTGAAAAAGAATTCATATGTACACCCACTACAGCATCTCCTGTACCTCCACTAGATAAATCTGTAGGCAATATACTAGTATCAAAATATTGTGTAGTTCCATTAAATTGAATTCCGCCTCCTGCATAAGTAGGAGAAGCAACAAAAGTTCCTACAGCATTTCTAGATATACATTCGATATTTTGTGTAGCTTGTGTATTGCCTAAAAATAACCACATCCTATTAGGCATAAATCCAACAGTCTTAATATCAGTATACAAAGTATCTATTGCTTTTTTAAAATTATATTCATCAACAGAATACATTCCTTGTACTATAGACGCAGTTAATCCATTAGATATTAAAGTATTATAATACTCTAAAGCATCATAATTTACAAAACTATACCCTGATCGAATATGATTTGAACTTAATGCTAAATTTAATTCTAATATTGGCATATTAAGCTCTATATGCAATTAAACTTCCTGAAGCCAGTTTTATAGCTTCAGATTTTATGAAGTATGTGCCTGCAGGTAATCCATCAGATAAAATTCCTTCATAGTTCTCTACAAAAAAACTTGTTCCTGTATCGAATACACAAGCAGTAATTACTTGTATACAATACACAGCTGATGTTTTGAATTCATGCAAACCTGTATCATTGATATAAATAACAGAATTTCCTCCAAAGGATTTTCGATTCATATCATTTAAAATTCTTTCAGTTTGTTTTTCCATTATAAACAATTACAATTAGTTTCATTCATTATTGTATTACACAACTCATAAGCACTACAAGCATCTTCATAAGGAACACAGTTCCATAAATCTAATATAGTGTCTAAATTGTTTTCTAAAGAAGTTATTGTACCATAATCAGAAGATAAATTTAATATTGCAGTATAATCAGTACCAGTATCATAAGTCCACAAATATACAGTGTTTCCTTCAATTTCTGAATACCAAGTCTCTCCTAAAGTGGCTCCTTGATAAAAATATTGATAAAAATATTGAGCAACTTCTGCAGAAGTCCCTGTACCTGAATACACTACTGGACTTCCATTTACTTCTAATTCAACTTCAATGGTATTTCCATCTGAGTTATCAAAATTAAATTCAATAGCCCAAGCAGAAGTTACGGTTTCAGTAAAAGTAGTATAACAACGTACTAATCTTAGTAGGCCGTTTACTGTAATCAAATTTGTTTTTAAACAGCTTGAGTTCTTTTTTCCTAATGCAACAGCCTTAGATACTTTACTAGAATAAGTAGCCATCTTACATTGTAAGTCATTTACAAGCGTATTTCTACATTCTATGGTTATCATATAGTTACTATTCTGTAAATAACTGAAATTTTAATTGTGCCTTGTCCACCAGTAGGGTCAGCACTTGTTGTTGTAATATTTATACCTTTATTGACAGGCAGTTCGGCATCGTCTACTCTTGTACCTTGACTAGCTTTATCACTAGTAGCTTCTAAGAAAGCATTAGTCCAAGACCATGCTTTAGTAGTACCTACTTGAAGTTCAAGTAAATCAGTACCTGCACTATAAGCAGCTGAAGTATAGTTATTGTAAGCACTGGCTGAAATAATTTCAATATATTTACCCGCACCTGGTTGAGCAACAATTTCTACAGGAGTATCATACAAATCTAAAATTTGAGCACTTGATAATGTAATATCAGCTTGCAAATAACTGGCTAATTCAAACCCAAGTTTAGCTTCTGTGATAGCACCATCTGCAATTGTAAGAACACCTGCAGAACTAATAGTAGCATCACCTGTTATTTCTGTAGACACTACATCTGTACCATCTCCTAGTAACACATAACCAGCTTCATAAGCTTTGTGTTCTTCTGCACCTGATGCTCCACCACGTAATATATAACCACGTGTTGTAGCTTGGATTTTACCGTAAGTAACTGCATTAGCAGCTATTTTACTGGTTGTAACAGCATTTGCAGCCATTAAATCAGAGTCTATCTGAAGACCATCAATACCAAAAGAAGGGTGAATAGATACTATAAATTTAGCATTAGAAGCACTATAAAATCCTCTTACTTCAATAATATTAGTTAGTAAATGGCTAGGAATTTCAGTACCTAGAACCTCTACTTTATAAACACCTACAGTAACATTAGTTAAATACAATGTAACTTTTATTCCATCACCATCTTTCATATTAACAGTAGATATATCAAAATCTACATTATTAGAAAGAGTTACAGATCCAGTAGTGTAAAGTAAAATATCAGTATAGTGTCTGTTAGCGTTTAATGTAACAGTACCACCTGAATTAGTTACTTCATATTTATATAAAACAGAACCTCTCATAATTATTTTTTAATATATTCTACAGTTAATTTTTCACAAGTAAGATTTACATCTGCTGAAGAACTTTCTAATCCTTTAACAGCTAAGTCGATACCAGTTGTAGTAAAGTTAATAGAGCCTATAGCAGCAGGTGCATTTTCATAAGCATCTGTACTAAACTCTGGTACAAGTCTCCATTTAGAATCATACACTCTACTAGACATTGATACAACAGCAGCTGTATTAGATGTTCTAGTTATAGTTGCTGTTAATTCAATATAACAGTTTGCTGGAAATATACCTTCAATAGAAAAAGCAGCTCTAGTAGAGCAAAACCAAGCATTGTTTATATACAATGAATAATAACACTGCATAGCACTTGTTGTAGCACCAGGCTTTTTAAATCTAGTTGTTACTCTAATCTCTGAACCATCAGTAGTTAAAGTACCTGATGGAATAGTATATGTTTTAGTACCTATAGTTGTTGGTACAGTTGGTGTATATACATCAGTAGTTTCTGAAGTAGTATCATTATGTAAAATTCTACTTCCACTATCAGTAATTGATACAGCTGATGTTGTTACAGAAGTACCATTAGAAAATGTAAATACAAATTGGTTTGATCCATTTAATGTTACGGAACTTACTCCTACTCCATCTTCAGGAAAAGGTAAAGTTATTCCTGCACAGTCACATCCACAGTTTACACACATATTTAATCACAATTACATTTTTCAAAATCACATATTCTTTGTACTCTTTCAAGTACGTCTGAAACAATATCAGTTTTTAAACAGCCTCCTGCAGCGTTAATACTAGTAAGCCATGCACTAGCTAATTGTGCTTGTTGACTATAAGCAAGGAATTGTTCATCTGATAAGTTATAAAATTTTTCGGGAAGTTTAGCCCACATTTTATCAACACAACATTGTGCGTGACATGTGTACAATTTTTTTATTGTCTTAGAGTAAGTACCTGTAGATGTAGTATAATTAATATTAATAGTATAAATTCCGTCAGGAAAATCCGCTTCTATTATATTATACTCTATATCTCCTGTTACAGTATCAGGAACTTCATCAGTGACATTATATTCTTCAGACTCTCCACTAGGCCAAGTTATTGTAATAACTGCTTCGGTTACATCAGAACCTTGAATATTTGGAGTGCCCCATCCATAGGGATTATTAGTTACATGGTAAACTCCAGCACCATCAGTAACTACGAGTTGTCCACAACTATTTTTTAAACAAGATGAAGGTGAGGGTTTTAAAGCCATAAACTCTTATACGTAAAATACTAAAAAGGGGATACGTTTTGTATCCCCTTAATATTCATTTTTATTGTTATTAGATATTTAAATCTCCAGTAGTAAGAGCTCCACCGTTTGCAGTTACAGCTCCTCCATACACAGGGACACCTGCTAAGAGTACTTCTAACATATCAGTAATGTCATCAGTAGCTCCACCACTTGCAGCATAGTTAGGTGTAGAGTTAGGAATTGCCAAAGTAAGTTTCTTAGTCTTTCTTACAATGTTCAAAGAATTTACTTCATCTTGGAATTCAATTTCAATGAAATCGTAAGGAGCATTGGCACTAACAGCTTGTTGAGTCCAACCAAACAAATTAGGTTGACCAATACGGAAGAACTCTCCGTTGTTACCTCTCAAGAAAATTTCCATTTCTGCAACTTGAGCATATTGGCCTACACCTACGTTAGCAGCTTGAAGAGTAGTAGCAGCAGTAGTAGCACCAAAACCGTCAAATCCAAGTTCAAAATCTACTTTGTAATAAGGCATTTTTACACCTTCACTTGTGTTGTGAGAGTAATCAATGTCTTGTGCTTCAACACGTATACCCCAGTTAGCAGCTACACCAGTTGCTGAAGGAATAACTTGAGTAGAGTTGTTAGCATCAGTCAAAGTTCCAGTAGCACCAGTATAAGGACGATCAAGTGTTACAACCAATCCATTAATTGCAGTTACACGATATACGTTAGTTGTAAGTGCAGGAGCAGTATCAGACTCAGCCATACGGATGAAATCTCCTACTGCAAGAGTACCAGCAGCTGTGTTGTATGTCAAGTTAGTGGCAACTGAAATTGTATTAGAGCCTTTTACAACAGTTACGGTATTTGTAATATCGTAAGCAGTATCAAGTGCAGTGTCACAGATAGCTTTGTAAATTACAATTGGATTTCCTGAGCTGTTTTTAGGTTCTCTTGACATATTCAAGTTACCAGATTTAGCAAGCCCGATTGCAATTTCAGCTTGGTTTGCACTTGCATCAGATTCATACAAAGCATGTTTAATGTACTGAGTACCGTGAATGTTGTTTGCATACGGTTCTTTGTAAGTCAAACGTACTCTGTAGAAGTTAGAGTTAATAGCTTCAATAGACCCAGATGTACCGTTGTAACCGAATGCTACAATTTTATTTGTAGCAGCTACAGCCACTTTACGTGTAACACGAGTTACTTTAGCTTTACTCAATTTCTCAGAAGTGATAATTTTAGAATCGCTTGTTTCAAGTGCCAATACAAACTCTTTACCAGCAGCAGCATTAGCTGCTATATAGCGAGTTCCTCCTGGAGTAAATACACCGATTTCTCCAGTATTCATACTACCTGCAAATGCTGTAGTAGTACCTGTGGCTGAACCTCCAACCAAGATCATTTGATGATCGTTTTGTGAAAACATGTTTAATTGTTTTTAGTTATACTTATTTTTCAATTTACGCAATTACTTCAAATCCAATTTTTAATGTGCCGGATAATGCGTTAGCACCATGTGTATTAATTACTACAATATTGAACGTACCTGATGCTATTGCATCTACTACTACATTAGGATTTCCGTTTGTAGCAAATGTTCCACTGTAGTCAGCTACCCAAACTCTTACATTAGAAGCAGCAGTTACATATGAGTTAGTTACTGCAAATGTGTGGACTGCTCCTGCAGCAGCAGAGGCTGATTGAGTAGTGATTAATCCTGCAGGGTAATTTAATGTTACACCTGTAGAGATATTTGTAGCTTGAGAAACAGTACTATGAGATGGTTTTACTTGACCATCTTTAAGTGTTACACTGTCAATACTTACTCCGTTTGCAAGAGTCTTTTCTTCAATAGTATCAACTGCAATTTTATTTGTCCCTGTAACTAGTTTATTCCAGAGACCAGAAAAAATAGGAAATCTATCGTTTCCTTTAGCTTTTACTTCAGCAGGATAGTTTGAAGCATTCACTTGACTGTATGTACTTGAATTCATTATTCGTTAGTTTTTTCTTCGTTTAACTTAATTTGATACTCTTGTGGAGTTGTTACTCCTGTTGCTATTCTAACTGCAATATCTATAATTGGTCTATGTGCAATAGCATCTAATTCACAGTCTTGCATCGCAGTTGTAGTTCCATCATTGGTATAAGGTATAATATCTTGAGGAAGTTTTATGTATCTTAACTTATAAGCACTTACAGTGAAACTTCCATCAGTAATTAATTCGTGTCGTCTGGTATTAAAATCCATTCTCCACACCATACCTCTACCAATTCTGCAATATGGGTTTTTTAAAGGATTGTTTATATTACTATTGTACTCATCCTCAGTAACAGGTTTAATCCAACAATCTACTCCATTTTTACATGGATCTGTAGAAGAACTTACGGCTTCTTCATACAAAGTCCACAATAAATCTGTAGGGAGATCAAAAAAAGTTCCATTAGAATGTACTCCAGTTTGAGAAGCTGAAGGAGTCAAAGTAGCTGCAGTAACTAAATTAGCAAACTCTTTTCTTCTTTTTTCAGTTTCTTGAAAACTGTTGTAAGGTTCAAATCCTTCTCTAAGAAATACTTCTTGAGCTTTTGTCAAGATTGTGCTCCACTCCAGGTCAGTATAACCTGGAGCTCCAGCACTAGCAATCTTATCGTAGAGGATTAAAGCCTCTTTTCTCATCTCATTTGCTGTCATTCAAACTTGCTTGAATATGCATGTAATACTCTTGATTAGCAGGAGAATTCAAGTAATTGATAGCTCCTTTTAAATCATTAATTTCTCCTGCAAGAGCGAGTGGTTCTCCTGACTTACTGAAATACTTGTGATTTGATTTTCTAATAATACCTGCATTTACAGCAGATACTATAAGCATCTTAGTATCAAAGTTTATGTCATCTACCACTGCCAAAAATTTAGCAGGATCTGATTCAATTTCTGCTTCAATAGCTCCTCTCAAGAATTCGATTTTTGTAGATTTAGCTACACTCTTATTCAAGGCAATCAACACGTTTCTCAGCTTCTCTGAATCATTTTCAATTTTATCATAAGCTTTCATAGCCCTACGACTAGTTTCAAACTTATTTGACTTCACTGAAGTTTCGTAGTTTTCTTCTACAATCATAAATCTGTAAGTTGCCTTACGAAGTCTTTCTTCAGCACTTGGTGCAATTTCGTCTTTGTTAGCTAAAAGAATTTTATACTTCAAATAATCAGCTGGATTAGATAAATCTAAATGCAAATCATTTTTTGTCAAAGTTACTTTAGCTTCTCTTGTGGCCCAAAAATTACGAGGCTTCTTATTATCTCCTGCAAATTTAATATTTAAACCGTAAGGAGACAAATCTCCTGGTTCAAAATTCATATTCGACTTAGATTTATCTTCAAAGAACTCTTTTTCTTCGAGTGTAAGGGGGAACATTAAGTTCCCCTTACTATCTCTAGGTACTGAATATTGCACGGTAGATTCTCCAAAGAGAAAATATGCTTCGTGTTTTGGGTCTTTAATTGCTCCTCTTGCTCTATCAAGGATTGGTTTAACAATTACTTTTTTTCGTGGTAACGAAAATGTTGTTTTTTCTGTTAATGTACTCATAGCTTCTTCTCCTATTTTGTTTTATTATTAAGCAGCGTTGTAAATAAAGCTTGCAGTTCTTGATGGATCTTTCACCATAATACCGCCTTGCCAGAACTTGTGCTCTTCCCAAGCATCTTCTGCAGTTCCTATTGCAGATACTTTACCATCTGGATCGAAAGGATTTCTAAGTCCAGGGATATACTTGTGAATAACAGTAGAACCTTTTACTTTAGTTTTTCTGATATTAGCTTCACCATCGTTAGTTCCAATATCAAAAATATCATAACGATAAGATTCAGTTACACCTCCAAGTGGGTGGATTTGTTTGTTACGACTTCTGTCATCGTACATACCCATAATAGAAAGGTTTACTACAATACCGTTGAATGATTGGAATTCAACGAATTGTCCGCCATAACCCATACCCATTTTAATACCGTCTTTACTTACTTTGTACATACGGTCAGTGTTTCTCAAAGGAGTAAACAATTGTACATAGTCTTCCATTGCTTTATGGAACTGCCATGCACCACGTTCACCTGTACACATCAAGAAAGCTCTTTCATCCATTCCAAGTTTAGCTTCAGACAAGTCCATCAAACGAGAAGCCAAGTCATCAATATCAAAAGTAGAATAGAAAGAAGTATTGGCAGTTTCAGTTTGTTCTCTCAATCCAGAACCTTCTACTACAGAATATCCTGAAACATCTTTTTGAACGTAGTTACCATCAACAGTTCTGTTTGCAGTACCAAACATCAAAAGACGATTAATATCTTGACGGAATTCATTGTCCATCATGAATGATTCATAGTGTTGCCACATTTTATGAATGTTACCTGAATCGTCCTTAATGAAAGTTCCCATCTTACGACCAGAAAGATTACCAGGAGTTTTCTTTTTGATACGAATTTGAGAGAATGCATTACGCATTGAAATGTGAGACTTAAACTTAATATCACGTCCAGTAACTGACATAGTACGAGATACAGGAGCATACTCACGAGAGAATAATTTACCTGCTACAAGTTCTTCGTAAGGAACAAACAAGAGAGGATCTCCACTCAAAAGCTCACATACGTAAACAGTGTTAGTACCTTCAGAGTACTGAGACTTAATACGAATAGGATACTTTTCGTTTTTCTCACCTACGATTTTTTCAGTTACAGAGAACCAGTCTTTACCAAAAACAAGTTCAAATTCAGTGAAGTTTTTACCTGCTTCAGAAGCAGCAGTAACAGCTGTACCATCTACACGAGCTTCAACAAGTGCAATGTTGTCTACACCTTTAGACATCAACTCCCAAGTGTAGTCAGTGTCATTTTCAAATTCTTTAGTTTCATAACGATCAAGGAATCCCTCGATGTCATTACCAAAGTATTTTTGTTGAATAGTAGAAATGTAATCAGATGCTTTTTGTGGCATTTCTTGCCAGATAGCTCCAAGGTGGTTCTCAGTAGTGAGACCTTTCCATGAAGTTGCATCGGTCATTTGTAATGAACTAAGTTTCATATTTTGTTTTTATTTTTACAATTTACGTGGGTCTGCACTTTTAAGTGCTTCGTATAACCCTTTTGCACTTGAACTGTGAGCATTTGAACTGCCTCCTGATACTTCAGTAGCTTTCAATTTTTCATCAAGTTCTTTTACTGCTTTACTTGTTACTGGATTTTTAAAATCTGTTACGTCTGTAAAGCCTTTTGTCATACTAAAAAAGTATGCTAGTTTCAAATCAAACTCTTTAGGATTAGCTGCTCTAGCTGCTTGAATAGCATTCATAGGAGTTGTAGTCTTACTCACATTTGTAGTGAGGATTTTAAAAATATCCTCTCTTACACTTGAAGGAACTTTAAGTCCTAAGATTTCTTCTGTATTCAAAACTTTAGTTTTAAAATCAGCTAAATCTGCATCAGATTTTTCCTTATCTGCTTTTTTCTTGTCTTCTGCTGCTTTAGCATCTTTTGCTAATTGAGCTAATTCTTCAGTTTTAAGAATCTCTAAAGCTTCTATAGCATCAGCAGTATCTTCGCCTAAATCAACACTTCTTTTAATTTGTTTTTCAGCTTGAGCTTCAGTGAAGCCTTTAGCAAGAAAGTTGTTTTTCAAAATTAAAGTTCTGAGCTCTGGACTTTGTTGAACATCAGCTTCTTTAATGTTATTGTAAGCTATGCTGTTATTAACTCTTTGAGCTGCATACTCTGCAGGAATACCTGCTCGTACAGCAGTTAAAAAAGCTTTTTGATTTTCATCTAAGTCAGCAAATTCATTATCTTTAATTTGCTTTCCGATTGCTTCAGTTAAAGACTTTGCATCTTTAATTTTTTCTAGATCCTCGTCAGCCATTCCAGCAAGGATTCCCTCCTCTGAAAGAGATTTAGCAAGAAGACTAATAAATGGAGAAGAAGAAGGCTCTTTAGATTCGGGAGTACCTTTAGTATTCTTGTCTAGGTCTTCTTTTCCAACTGTCTTAAAATCTTTCAACTCATCTGAAAGATTGTCAACAGCAGTCTTTTGCTCCTGTATACCACCTGCTAATTCTTCTAAATCAACTCCATCTTCATCTTCTTCAAGTTCATTTGAAGGAGTTTTTCCAGAGTCTGTAGATTCTACAGGTGCTGTTTTCTTTTGTTCTTCAGTAGGTTTTTTTTCTACTGGCATTGAAGACTCTCCACTTGCTAAAAAGTCGAGGTCTACTTCAAATAAATCATCTTGCATATTTTCTTCTCTTATTGATTTAAACGTTACTTATTTTTGTTTTGTTACATAATATAACATAGAAAGTGAACTCTTGTATAGCTTTTAGCTCTTAGGCTTATTTTTTGAAGCAGTAATTTTCTTCTTTTCTACTTCTCTATCAAGTTCATTTTCTTCTTTTTCGTGAGCTCTTTGTCTTGCATTTTCTGACTTCTCGTGTGCAAGTTCTTTAGCTAATTTTTCTTTATCAGCTTGAATCTTCATTACAGTCTCATTTGTAGTATCTGCAGTACCGTTGTCTTTAGATAATTCCATACTCTTTAAAAATGCATCAGCTTGCTGTTTCAATGTTTCAAGAGTAATTTCATTTTGGAGCTCTTTATCTAAAACAGTTAAGTCGTGATCTCTTTCTAATTGTTTTTCTTGAGCTGCAGCTTGTAGAGCTTGATTCTGAAGTTCTTGTTGTTTTTGTAACTTCATTTGTTCGTAGTCTTTCTTAGCCTGTTCAGAGACTTTAAACTTGTTTCTCATAGCTGATACAGAATCAGAAGTCCATAAGTCCATTAGTTGACTAAAGTCTATGGTTCCTGCATTTAAAGCAGTTTCTGCTAATCTTCTAATGTTATCAAACATTTGTTTGTCTTGATAAGCATTTGAGATTTTTAAGTCGTAATCCATTTCAGCAAAATCTTCTCCATCAATTTCTACAATTTTGGATAAGAAATCGTCTAAAACAAATTGAGTTTTTTTATTTTTCTTATTTTTCCAAGCAATCTTAGCTGTTTCTAGTCCAGCTTCCAATACTCTCTTTTTAAGAAAATCATGTTCTGCAAACCAATATTCAGTAGTAAGCGAGCTTTGAGTTACAGATCTTTCTACTCCCCCTACAGTTTCTCTATTTTCAATAGCACCCTGTCTTTGAGGAGTAACACCTGCAATTTCTCCCATCTTTTGTTCAATGTAAGATAATGTACTTAAATAGAAGTTTAAGGACTGTCCCATTTCCATATCTAACACTGGATTCTGAACATTCATATTTCCTGCTAATTTACCCATAGCAGCTCCTTTTTTACCTTCTTTAAAAGCATCAAAAGGAACGGCTTTCATGTATTTTGCATAATATAACCACATGTCAGTATTCCACCCATCAGGCATTTCATGAGTAGGAATTTTCATGATTTTACCCCAGTTTGTTGCAATAAGTAATTCAGTGTTGTACCAAATAACATTATACAAATACTGATAAGGCTTCATTCTGTCCATCAAGGACATTCCATAATTATCATTGGTATTATAAATAGTTCCTACAATTCCTGGGTAACATTTGGAAGGATTTTCCATTTGTCTGAATTGTATAGGTCTAGGCTGTATTTTACAGTAAATAGCTGTCTTAGAGTACCCAGCTCCACCTCCTATTTTGTGACCTTCCCACCATTCATTAATCCAAATAGTCTCTAGAGTCTCTCCCATAGCTTCATTAGCTACGTAGTTTTCATCTACTAAGTCTTCTTGCTCTATTCCAAATCTATCGAAAAACTTGCGTTTAAACATTTTTCTCATAGACTTCCAGTATACTCTCAATACACGAATATTACCATCTGGGTCAAATGCTGGAGAGAATTGATTTATATCATTTTCAAGAAGTGCTATATCAATAGACTCTTCCACTTTCAAAGCCAAATGTTGAGGGCCTACTTTAGGATCGAAAGCCTTACTAGTAGCATTGCCTCCTACTCCAAAATAGTTTTCAAGAGTGTCTATCTCTGCATCTGATAAATATTCGTTATATTCATCAATCAACTTACCTATAGAGTAATATTCTTCAATTAAGATAATATCTGCATCTTCTATGTAAGGAGACTCTCCTGAACGAACTGTGTAAACCTTTAAAGGATTAATAAGTTTACAAACGGGTTCTCCACCTATAATATCCCATTGATAGATTTCTTCGGAACTTAACAAAGCATTCTTAAATCCTTTATTGAAAAGGACTTCTAACCTATTCTTTTCCCATAAATGTTTTAAAATCCAAGTAGCTCTAGCTTCTCTTATATCTTGATAAGAGTAGTTCATATAAGCTTGAAAGTCAGCAATTTTTCTTTGAAGTTCTTCTTGAGAAGAGGACTCTGATTCAAGTTGTTGAATGATAAATTTTTTCCACTCTTCTTGAATGTTCTTTTCTTTTTGAGAAATTGCATCTTCGTTTATAACTCGGACTTTCCAGTCGAACTTACGTCTAGACTCTTCTCCAATTAATAGATCAATTTTAGGATTACACAAAGGGTAATTCTGCATTTTAATAGGAGTAGACAGTCCCTGTAACTTTAATGGATTACAAATTTGTTCAATGTCCTGTTGATCTATTATATTTGAGTATAAATTGAAATTTATTCTCTTATTTCTTTTTGACTTCCTGATGCTCTTATTTAAATACATGGCGATAGACTCTGCACCATTAATGCAGTCTTCTCTCCACTTATCATTTTTCTTTGAATGTGGTTTCTTTTGAGCAGGAAACTTAGCTAACAAATATCCCATAAGGCCGTTATACGTTTATTTATTTATAAGGTTTTGTCTTTGTTGAGGACTGTAATAATTCCTTATCCAGTAATCTGAAGGGTCAATTTCAGGAGTTTCTTCTACATGCCCTAAGTAACGCAGTTGATCTTCCCTATAAATCATCAACATCCCTAAAGCAGAGACTCGGTCAAAGTTCCCATCAGGATTCCATCCAATAGTCTCTTTTATAGCTGCAGGACTTCTTAATGTATGTAGTCTTAAATAGTTTGAGGTCTGCTCTCCTTCATCATTAAATGTTTGAGTAATAGCAGGGCCTCTTAACCATTGGTTATAAAGCGATCTTCCCCAAGCATTAATGTTCTTCCCTGGAGGAGTACCCTTTGACCTATTTCCGCTTCCTAAGTCTCTAACCATTTCCATTTGTTTTAGAATTTTAGGAGTATCAGCTAAGCGATATAATTTATTTCTATTAGAAAGATAACCAAAAAGTCCTTTATTAAAGTTCTCATAATTACATACTGCATTATAATAGTCGAGAATAAGTTCTACATTTTTATAAAACTCGTCTGCAGTTTCTGCTCTTCCAGTATACTCACATACAATTTCATCTGTAATTAAATCAAGGACAAATAAAGAACCTAAAGAATCAGTTGTAGAATCATCTTGGTCATAAGAGTCACAGCCTGCAATGTATCTTCTGAATGGAATTTTACCTGAGCTATCTTTTATTGGAGGATGAAATATTTCAATAGCTCCGTGTCTTTTGTTGTCTTTTAATGGAAAGTCTCTAATAGGCATTGACATTGCATCTATCGTAAACTTAACTTCAGTTCCTGTATTAATCAATTTACCTATGTAATGTCCAGAAGTAAATGAAGATAAGTTAGGCATTATAGTAGATAAATGCTCTTTTAGTTCGCCAATTGGAAATAAATTCCCTTGGACTCTCATTACAGCATCTTGAGGAGTAATAGAGTAATCAGCTTTAAACTGAGTTATAGTACTAGGACTTTTAGTTCTCCACTCTAGCATAATCTCTGCTAAAGCTTTTAATACATCTGAATTACCATTTTTATCGTAGCAGTACTCTCGATTTAGATACTCTCCTACATAAAAAGCGCATCTAGATTTATGTGAATTCTTGTCAAATACATTAGGTAAAGAATAAACATCGTGAGAATCTGGGTCATAAAAAAGAGACTCCATTGCTTCAAATGCAGGGCCAGCTGTTCCTCCAGTTCCAAAACTAGTCATAAGTCCGAAGACTTTTTTACCTTGTTTCATAGAACCTAAAGCAATAGTCCATCCTTTTACTCCATTAGGAAAGTTACCAAACTCTTCCCAAAGAACTTCTCTACCTGCTTTACCCCTTGCTTTTTCAATTTTATTATTTAAGGTAACACCTATAATTTCATTTTTTCTTCCTTTTTCTAGTCCTGTAACAGGATCTCTATAAGAGGCTCTCTTGTGTTCATCAGTGTCTTTATAGTCTCTAGGCTGAGTCCAAGCTGTGTGCTCATCTATAAAGTTTAGGATGTTCCAAGTTTTGTCATTTAATAATCCATCTTTATATAGATAGTCCCCCTCAGAGGCCATTGCATACATCTTCTGTCCTCTATACAAAAAGTAAGGTCTAGCTAAAACACTTCCTCCTTTAAATGAATATCCTCTACGTCTAGTTTTCAGTACATTACAGTGCTTACCTTTACTTCTTGCTTGAAATCTATAGTGAAAATATAAATAGTCTCCATCCCAAATTGCTGGAAAGTCTGTCTGTCTTACTGCCTCTGAATTAGACATGTCAATTAAGTCTTCAGCTGAAGGAGGAGAATAATTTAAATTTTCATTATCATCTTCTGAAGTTACAACTTGGATAGGACAAAAATTTAAATAAAAGTAATGTTCTCCTGTAATCCATTCTCCGTCTTCTCTAATATAACCTTCGTCACATCTTCTTGCTTGCTCATCCCAGTATTTTCTGAAATCAGAGTTAGGGTCTCCACTTTCAAATGCAAAAGTATAAACTCCAAATTCTTTAAAGTGCTGAGCTGCAGGACTAAAGAATTCCATATTCTCTAAAATATGAGGCTCAGTTATACTTACTATAACTCTTCCTTTAGAATCTTTAGAAAGGTCTTTTACAGATTTTCTATCTGCTCTTAAAAAATTATATACAAAAGGTACACTCTCTATGAATTCAATTAAATCTGCTCTTAGTCTAGTATCTGTTAAAGTACTTAAAAGATTTTTAGACTGGCTATTTAATTTCTCAATCAGCGTAGACTCCTTTTTTTCTGCCTCCTCGTAAGTCATTTTTAGTAGCTTCTTCTTCTTTTAACATTTTTTCTAAACTCTGAACTTCTTTCCAAGTACTTGCCATAGACTTAATGGTGTCATTAATCTGTTTAGCATTGTACTTAGGTTTACCAGATTTGTCAGTTTCTGATAAGTTTATATTTCTCAAGAATTTGTCTAACTTAGATACTCCTATTAGAGTACCTTCATATATTTCAGATAGAACAGTTTTTGATCTTTGCTTATAAAATTCAATAGCTGAATTTACTTCTGCATCAGGCTCCCATCCTGGAGGAAGACCTTTTACATATCCACGTACTGCTCTTATTTTATCTTCATAGTCTATAATAGCAGAAAAGTCCGATTTTCTATCGGACATATGATAAACAACACTAAGCTCAGCTATACATGTAACTTTGTCTTTGCTAGTGTCTCTATCCCATAAAACAGCAAATGGTTTTAGTGTCAATGCTGCGGGATCTACTTCAAGTTTATAATTTACTAATCTAAATAAATTCATAAGAACAGATTATTTCCTGCAATAGGAAGAGCTCCTGTATTGGAACTTTTTATTTTATTCAATTTTTCTTTTATTTCTAAAATATCTAACGAATCTAACATAAGCTTCTCTTGTGTTAATTCATTAAACCATTTTTTAAATTCCTCCAAGTCCTGTTCCATTATTATCATTGTTTTTAGGCCCGAATAAAATAGGCAAACCTATTACTATAAAAATAAAAATAATATAAGTAAGCATTGTATTGAAGTTGATTACCATTTTTCTTTTGGACATTTATTTTCTTGGTGGAATGATTTTGTCTTTGCAACAATAGGACACCCACATCCTCCTTTACTTTTAGAACAAATATTTGCAACATTAAGAGAGCAGCTACTACAAATAACCGCTCTCTCAGTTGCTATCCTTCTTTCTTCTTCTGTCATGGGTACAAGTCCAGTTGCATGAGCCCATCCATTAATAATGTTTTCTAGCTTCTTTTGGATTGAAGTTTTCGAGCTTCTCTGCTTTGATTGTCCCATCTTTTGTAGTAAGCTGCTGTTTTTTTACTTTCTGGTCTATGAAGACTAGTAGTAAAATGATTAATTTTCTCTTGGTCTAAGCTCTTTTCAGGAGTCTTAATACAACAGTACAGTCCTGAATTTTGCTTATCTCTAGTTTCTTTAAATTCAAAAGATCCTATTTTATAGTACAAAAGTTTATCTAAATCATTGTAACCAAAAGTCCAAGACCAAGATGTATTAGAATCTTTTAATTCTTTAGATAAACTTTCAATTTGATCTCTAGAATAAAACTCTCCTAATATTATTTCCATGTTGCATTAATATCTCCCTCTGAACAACTCATCCATTCGATAATATGTTCATCAGAATTTGTTCTTAAATTTTTAGTTGTCTTCCATTTAATAGGATTAGAGAAAGCTCTTTCTCTTCCAGTAGGATTCAGACTCACAATGTCTCCAATTTTTACTTGAGTAATGTTGGGATCTACAGCAATTACTTCGAATTTCATTACTCCATCTGGGAACATCTCTCTGGTTTTTTTCATCATAATATCTTCCTTGGATTCATTGCCAAGAATAATATCACTTTGTTTTACATCCACCATAGGATTTTTAATAACTACTCCTCTGTTTATTGGAGTAGGCATAAGTGTTTTAGTTGTTTCCATTAGTCTTCTCTTTTAATTTTTCTTCTTCAATTAATTGTTTAATGTACTCTGCTTTTGCTTGGGTGAAAGCTCCCCATTTGTGTGAAGGCCAAACTACTTCTCCTTTTAGTTTTAATTTCTTCACTTGATTATTAAATCGTCTTCTTACTTTGTATTCTTCAAAAGACTCTTCTGCTAATCTATAAGCTCTGTCTGTATTAAAAAGTTTAAACTCTTTTTCATCTACATTTAGCTTACGATAGGGAATTCCATCTTCTGTGTGAAATACTTCTTCTTGATTCTCCATTACATATGTATTTTAATCATTGCCTCTTGTAAAATATCTTTAATATCTTTCCAGTGTCCTTCTAAGGAGAAGTTACCTGTACTTGAGACTATATCAGTGTAAGGTATATTACTGTCCCTTAAAACTACTGAAGCTGAGATGTGATACAATTCAAATTCAGGCCCTACAAACAATATACCTTCTCTTTTTAAGATTTGTGTGGTTCCATTGGGAACAGCTGTTGCATATACAACAGGAACTTCAATCACTTGTTTCATTCTTTTCTTTAAAAGTTAATTTATCAATTCGTTTTGTCAAAGGTACAAATTTTCCTAATCCAACAATTAATATTGTCTTAAAACTTTTAGAATTTTTTTTGTCTCCTTCAGCTAAAGTTTTTCTGAGAAGTTCACATTGTGATCTGTGAATCTGTTCAACTACATTTACAGGAACATTATGCTTCTCTGCTATTAGCTTCATTATATCTCCTTGCGTCATCTTCAGTCATCAAAATAAAATCTAAATATATTCCGTCTTGTCCAATTAAAAGTTGTGTACTACTTTCAAGTAAAATATTAGGATTTCTGTGTTTATATATTCCTACCTTAGT